AACTGCCGGAAGTGCTGATACCGCAACCTCTGCGACGACTGCTGATTCGGCTACCAACGCCGACAAAGTGGACGGCTACCATGCATCCAAGACACCCAACCCCAACACAGTCCCTGTGGCTGACGCTGCTGGGAAATTGTCAGTTGATTGGCTCCCTCCAATGGAGGCGTCAAGCCTCAACGGCTACACCGCATCCCAAACACCGGGGGCATCGAAGATTCCCGTCGCGGATGCTTACGGTCAACTGGATGCTGGGTGGTTTCCAACACTCAATGCTGATACATTGGATGGCTATCACGCTCAATTAACCCCAGCAGCCAACCGCATTCCTGTTACTGGGAGTGATGGAAAACTTGCGGAGGGATGGCTTCCTTCTCGTCTTGGTGGTACCTGCACCCTCATCACCGATTGGAATGCTGCCACAGAGAATGGTTGGTATATGGGCCAAGGAGCGGCCAATGGCCCATACGCTGAATGGCTGATGGGCGAGGTGATCAAACATAACGATCTTTGGATCTGTCAGCGTGTTTGTAGATTCACCGCTGATCAGGAGTGGTATGTGAGATATAAGATCGATGGTGCTTGGCAGCCATGGAGACATTTAGTAACAGCATCAGATATGGGACATAGTAACCTCGGGAGCTTTTGCTGGGCAGTCAACTTGTCATCAACAGACGTAGCGCCTGGAGGACTAATATCTGGCTCTGAGCTAAAACCAGCAGGAATTACATCAGGATCAGGATTACGTGTCTACAGCTATGCTTTGATTGGAACGTGGAGGTGTCTTGGATACGCTCTTGGTAAGACAGATGTAAATTTATACGCAACACTTTGGCAGCGTATTGCATAACAGAGGATGATATGCGTTACACAACGGTCTCTAATCCAAAATTTACCGCGCACGGCGGTATTGAACTTACAGTAAACTTTGATGGAATCGGGCTTGTACCGTTCCATGCCACCCCTGACGACATCACGGAACATGGACGAGAGCTTTATGCTCGTGCTCTCGCTGGAGACTTTGGCCCTGTCGCTCCCTATGTCGCCCCTGATCCGTCACCAGAAGATGTCCAGAAGACGTTCACCGACGCCATCCAGCGTCACATGGACGCCAAGGCCCGTGAGCGCAACTACGATGGTATCCTGTCCCTCTGCACCTACGCCACCTCCACAGACCCCAAGTTTGCCGCTGAAGGTCAGGCCGGTGTCGAGTGGCGTGATGCCTGCTGGGCCAAAGGCTACGAGATCATAGCAGAGGTACAGGCCGGAACCAGAGAGATCCCTACTGTGGATGAACTCCTGGCCGAGCTTCCCGTCTTCCGTTGGCCTGACGAGGTGACGCCCCGATGAGTAACAACCACTACTGCAACCAAGGCCCTCGCTTCACCTCCCTGGAAGAAGCCATCAAGGGCATCCACGAAACCCTCAAACAGCTCACCGAACTCATCATTTCCCAAGCCAAAGCCAACACCAAACTGGAAGCTCTCATTGAGCTGATCAAAGATCATGAGACCCGCATCCGCAGCCTTGAGGACCGGAGTGCATCCACTCGTTGGATCGAGAGGTTGTCCTGGGCTGGGCTTGTGGGAGCAGTAGGTGCTTACTTCAAATTCAAATCTGGAGGTTGAGAGAGAGATATGGCCACTCCTGGTAAAAGAGCCACTGAGAGCTTCCTGGGAGCCCTACATGAGGCGTTCGCTCAGCAGCTCCTGGCGAAGCTCCAGTCCGGCGAATGTACAGCTGCCGACCTGAACGTCATTAGGGCGTTCTTGAAGGACAATGGCATCGAGTGCCTCCCGGAGCACAATGACACCATGAAGAGCATCCTCGATTCCCTCCCGTCTTCGGACGAGATGGACGATGATGTATCAGGTTGCCGCTTCCTGTCCTAACACCTCACCATGCGAGTCCGACAGGACGAGCCTGTCTTGCCCTAGGAGCCTCTAGGATCGTTTCTAAGGCCTGTCTGGAGAGCTAGGAATGGTTTTATATAGCTCAAGGCTAGAAGCGGTTCTAGGGCATCCTACGGCCTCGTATAAGCCTCTCTAATCGACTTTGTACGGAAGATGACCAATCATACCACCCACTGTCCTATCGTGCCTCCTAGGGCATCCTAGCGAGGCTCTGCCGAGCCATCGAGCCTTACAGATGGGTCACACACACAATCTTATCACTTCACTTCTCTCTGTGAACCTCCACACACAATTGGAAGGAGCCTATGAGTTCATCGTCCCTTTTCACTCCAATCCCCGAAAAGCTCAAAGATTTTCGTGTCTTCCTCACCATGATCTGGCGTCACCTTCGACTGCCTGATCCCACGCCGGTCCAGCTCGACATCGCCAACTACCTCCAGTACGGCCCACGCCGTAAGATCATCCAAGCGTTCCGTGGAGTAGGGAAAAGCTGGATCACTTCGGCCTACGTCCTCTGGCGTCTCCGACAAGATCCGAACCTCAAGTTCATGATCGTGTCCGCATCGAAGGACCGAGCCGATAACTTCACGACGTTCACCTTGAGGTTGATCCAGGAGGTCCCACTCCTCCAGTGCCTGATGCCAACCTCCGAGCAGCGGTGCTCCAAGGTGGCCTTCGACGTTGGTCCTGCCCGTGCTGACCATGCGCCCTCCGTGGTGTCCAAGGGTATCTTCTCCCAGTTGGCCGGTAGCCGTGCCCATGAGATCATCCCGGACGACATCGAGGTTCCGAACAACGCCTTCACCCAAGCCATGAGGGATAAACTCTCCGAGGCCGTGAAGGAGTTCGACGCTATCCTGAAGCCGGGTGGTACGATCACCTATCTGGGCACTCCCCAGACCGAGCAGAGCCTCTACAACATCCTGCCTGACCGTGGCTACGAGGTGAGGATCTGGCCTGCCCGTTTCCCCAACGAGGAGCAGAAGATCGCCTATGGTGACCGGCTGGCTCCTTTCATTGCCAACATGCTGGAGGCCAATCCAGCCCTGGTAGGTAAGTCCACAGATCCCAAGCGGTTCTCTGAGGAGGACCTCTTCGAGCGTGAACTGTCCTATGGTCGCTCCGGTTTCCAACTCCAGTTCATGTTGGATACCAAGCTCTCCGACGCCGAGCGTTACCCGCTCCGACTTTCTGATCTCATCGTCATGCACTGTTCTCCCACCGACGCCCCGGAGAAGCCCATCTGGGCCGCAGCTCCTGGGCTGGTCCATAACGACATCCCCTGTGTCGGCTTCAACGGAGACAAGTTCTACGGGCCGATGGCGGTTCAAGGTCAGTGGCTCCCGTACTCCGGGTCAGTCATGTCTATCGACCCCTCTGGCCGAGGCAAGGACGAGTGCGCCGTCTGCGTCATCAAGATGCTGAACGGCTACCTCTACCTGACGGCCCTCCGAGCGTACCGTGACGGCTACGGTGAGGAGACCCTTCAGGACATCGTCAGGCTAGCAAAGGCCCAGCAGGTCAACAAAGTGGTCATCGAGGCCAACTTCGGTGACGGTATGTTCACCAAGCTCATCGAGCCTTACTTCGTCCGTCATTACCCCGTGACCATCGAAGAGGTGAAGCACTCCAAGCAGAAGGAGAAGCGCATCATCGACACCCTGGAGCCGGTCATGAACCAGCACCGACTGGTGGTCGATAAGGAGGTCATCAGGTGGGACTTCGAGTCCACCAAGAACCTTTCGCCTGAAGTGGCCTTGAAGTACCAGCTCTTCTACCAGATGACCCGTCTGACCAAGGAGAAAGGGTCTCTGACCCATGACGACAGGATCGACTGTGTGGCTATTGGTGTGGCCTATTGGGTCGACCAGATGAATGCCGACGCCGAGAAGCAGATGGAGGCTAGAAGGGCCGACCTCCTCGATCAGGAGTTGAGAGTATGGCATAACGACTTGACACCTGGAAGTTGGTTCGATCTTGCGTGTATCGCTGGGACCGATAGTCTCTCATCGGGGAAGACCCTTCCAGGGAACAAGTCATGGCGATCTCGAGCAGTCTCGGGGTGGCTGAAAATGTAGACCCTGCCTTGGTTAATCCATGATCAGTGGTAATTAACACTGGCTTTAGGAGGGAGGCCAAAACCAGCGAACCTATAGGTGAACCTCATGGTTGACCTATGTAATAGGCTTAATATGAGGAGTTATTATACATGGATAAACAACATCACTTATAGCCTAAACCGATAGGATAAACCGATAGATAATCCTGTAGTTGAACCTTAAGGGAACCTATAGGTGAACCTCATGGCAGACCTATGTAATAGGCTTAATATGAGGAGTTATTATACAT